GAGATCTACGTGCCTGAGGTTCCTCTCAAGCCCATACCTGATCCTTGCAAGCAGTGCACGGATGGTCCTGATGTCATGGGTCCCCCCGCCACATCATCATGCGCCAAGCGTGCTCTTGATGCGCGCTCTGCCAAGGATCCTGCCGCTGCTGATGCCGATGCCACTGGTCCCGCTGGACAGGCTGCCTTGGCTCGTGGTGGTGATACAAGTGCCGCTGCCTTCGGTAGATCTGCTTTGGCTCGCGAGAAGCCCACAACAGCAAACGCGATTGGCGAATCACTTGGACGCGCGGGCAGTGCCTTGGAAATGGACACAGCCGCCTACCAAACAGGCGACGGTCGCACAACATCTGCGAATGCTTCAGTGCCATCAACTTGCTCTTAAACACAAAAGAGAAGGGCAAGATTTATTTGACTATTGTTATATTCAATATATCAATAGTATTGTGAAACCATAGGGAAGATGGGTCAAAGATGGTCCGCACCACCACCGCCGCCACCGCCGCCTCCACCACCACCGCCTCCACCCCCGGACCCACGTATGGTTCGCGAGCAAAAGCGGGTGGAGTTGACTATGGCACGAAATGACGTACAAGCAAAACAAGATGAATATGACAGATTAGCCCCAGATGAAGCGACACGTCGTAAAGCAGATCAGGCGCAGGCAGCAGCACGCACATATATTGAAAACGTTCGCCCATTAATGAATGCTGAAATAAAGTTATTTGACCAGGCATTGAGTCAAGTAGATACGTTGGCAAACAGTGCTACATTTATATTAGCGCAAAAGTATCGGAATGAATTGAAACACAAACATAAACAGGTCGCCAAGGATTATATGCTTGAAAAAGAGAAAGCATTCACAAATCGTCGCAGATTCTTGGATAGAACTCCACAAGAGGGTGTTCCTGGCATTGGTTCATTTGCATCCATTGATGAGCAAATTCTTCTTTTATTCTGGGTCTGCTTCATATTGTTTATAGGAACAGTTATGATTTATATTTTAGAAAGATTCAAGACCATTATTGATACAAATGGTAAGTATGCCGGTGCCATGGTAGGTGGTGTTGGGATTGCTGTTGGAATAGCACATGCTTGCATTAAAGCATATTCAGGCGGAAAAGTATAATACAAAAATCTATATAGTTTTTCAGAAATTATTTTTAGTTTATGAAAATCCTCCACCAACAAGATTACCACTTAGATCCTCACCCTCCAGTGCAACACGGACATCCATGAACTCCTTGCCTGAATTGCTCGTCTTAAACACACGCTTGAGACGGTCCTGAATGTCCTTTGCCTTGAGCGGCTTACGACCAGCCTGTTCAGAAATCCACTTCTTATAGGCAACAGAAATCTCGGACAGTGTAGCACTGGCACCCTGCTCACGAATAAGCGTCTCGTTCGCAAAGCCCACAAAGGAATCATTGTCTGCCTTGTAGTTGTTAATCGCCTCCAACACACACTCAGGTGGCGATGAAAGACCAACCTTGAGGTAGCGCTCCTCCCAATAATGAAGAAGCAGGCGCAGAAACGCTGCCCGCATAGAAGGCTGCTTGAACTTATCCTCTAGATTGGGATCCATCTCAAACACATTCTTAGCCGGATTAATCTCCGCATGCCCCTTGGGCTTGAAGGCAGAAACGAAAGGAAGCACCTCCATACGGCGCCATGTACCACCATCCATTGTGGTGACAGGAGGCAAATCGTTCGTAGAGAAGAAAATGCGACCCATAATCTTAAACTTCTCCTGGTCAGCAAAGAGACCGCGCGCCTCTACAATATCACCGCCCGTAAACTGCTTAATACGGGCAGTATTTAACTTCTCACCTTCATCAGGCTCTTGCATATAAATGAAGCGCTTAGATTTGAGCGTAATAATATCAGGATTCGCCGCACCTGACTCAGGGCGCTTACGAGTTAGCGCCGCCGTATTTAGTGATGTCTGATACTCACCAAAGGTGAATCGCATCAAGTTAATCAGCACAGATTTACCATTACCACCACCGCCAGTCATGATGTAGAACTTCTGCTCACGATTGTTGCCCTCAAGGCAAGCCGCAAGAAGCGTCAACACATACCGGCGTAGATTCTCATTAGGAAACACCTTTGTAAAGAAATCATTCAATATGATCTGCTCAGGTGTATTTGGATCAAATGGGGTTAGCCGCCCAGTTCGTGCGTCATACTCCATATTAATAGGCTCAAGATCGCCATCCTTGCCAGCCACAAAACTGATGTAGTCATCAGGACGCCCCTTACGAATATACACACGCGGCAACTCGCCAGGAATCACCTCATTACCAGGATAGTTCCGCAACTCAATCACGCAGTTATTACAGGCAATAAGATCAGAACGCTGATTTAGCATGTCTGTAAAGTTCTCATCGTAGAACTTCTCATTACACTCCTTCATAACGTTGTCCTTGAAAGGCGCACCCTCAAGATAGACGCAGGACTTGTGGAGAACCTTGCCCTTTTCAAGCATGGAATTACGCTTCTCCTTAATCTCATCCTGCGTAAGTTGCTTCTTGGATGGGTCAGGCTTATCAGGAACATCACCCATACGCGCAGCAAGGCGCGCCGCCTCAGAATGGGCATGAAGGTAGATATTTGCCACAAAGTTTGTCAGTCGCGAACGAAGTTCATTGTGGGACTTAAGTTTCTGCCAATAGTTGCCCGCATAGCGGAAATAGTCCAGCATCTTACGTCCCGTCATCGTGCAGCAGAACTCATACTGATACATGCGCTTCACAAGTTGCGCAGTTTTCACGTGAGTCGCATCAGGATTCGCAAGAACCCAGCCAATAAAACTGCGCTCCGTAATCTCCTTATACTTCAACGGGTTGTCCTCCTTTGCCCAGAAATGCAATGAACCCATGCGGATCTTCTTGATGTCTGTGCGGTCCTGAAAACCACGCCACTTCTTCTCATATTCATTTGATGGGGTATTCTCATACCCGTCAACACGACGACTAAACTTTGCCCAGCGCTCAAGCATACGCTCCTCAGGGCAGATATTGTAAAGGCAGATACCCAGATCCACCCAAGTACCATAATCCTTAGCGCGCTTGGTAGGAATCAGACACTTCTCAACAAGTTCGAAAACCTGCTCAATATCGTCGTCGGTATAGGTCTCGAGCGCATACTTGCTGACATCGTCCACGATGAACTCCGTCCCATCAACAATCATGTTAGTCATATCACCAGAAGGCGCCCCACCCGCACCGCTCTGCGCTTCGGCAGCAGCCTTAAGACCCTCCTTCTTACCATTGGACCACTTTGCGTAAAGCGCATCCCACTCATCCTGACGGTCCTCAATAATGGGCAACTTCATGACATTCTCCTTACCCTGACGAATACTCAGCAACTGCATAAGTTCCCATGTATCGTAGTCATCTGCCTCCTCCTCCTCAAGAGCATCCTGGATAGCCGTTGTCTTAGCCGCCTCAGATTTGTCGACCAGGTCAAGCGTATCAAGCGAAATGCGATAGACATTTGTAAGTTTGTACCAAGCCTTGTCCGGCTTGCTGGCGCCATAAAGAAACCAGTTATTACGATGTAAAACTGACTCGTCAAACACATCCACCTCAGAATTCCTGAAGCCCGTATCGCTGAATACAGAACTGATAGTTCCCTTCTTGATTACAAAACCACGAAGAGCATACTGTGTCTTAGGGTCCAATACAAGATCAGGGCAGACAATATGAATACCGTCCTTGTGAAAGGAGTTGCCATCCTTGTCCTTTGCCGTCTCGGCATCTGGCTTGAGCATCACAAAGAAGCGCAAATCCTTCAAACCTGTAAGGTCAAAGAAGCGAAACAACGCAAGAACATAGTTGAGAACAAAATCATGGAGATTATCTTCGTCAAATTGGCGCTGAAGTGCCCGCCCTGAAGTATACTTGAAGTCAAGGTCAATCAATACTGGACCACCGTTTGGTAGATGCTTCTCAAGAAGACCGCACGCAGCCGGATCAGGTCCGAAGATGGTATCGTGGACATAGCGTAGAAACTTGGGGTACTCCGCATCCTTGATAAGATACTTACCCAAAGTCTTGCCAGTCCACTCGGTAATGTTGTGGTCGCCAGGTCCAATGACACGATTGCGCTCTAGATAGTCGCGCAATATGTCGCTTGCTGATACATCGATGTTATTGGCGGGCATCTGTTTTGTCTGATTTACCGGAAGAATATCAAGGGGTCAATTTTTAAGTGAATTGCTAAGATACACATTTTTTGCGACGTAAATACCATACAAAATCTAAATAAAAATCATCGTTCCAACCACGCGTGTTTTTAGAATCATGATATTTTTCGCAAATTTTTACTCTTTGATAATATTTCGTGGCACAGTTTCACGTAACATATCCCCTAATGTGGAAAACTTATAACTACGTGTCATTCGGAAGAAATCCATTGTTTCCTGTTTATTATCGTATTCGCACATTTCTACCGCTGCATCTATCAACTTATTTTTGTTCTTATGAAATGATTCAGTCATTTCATCATAAAAATCTAAAGCAAATGGTGGAGGATTCTTTATCATTTTCATTACCGCCGTCTCTAAAGTTGCGTGTAGAATCATACGATTATATATATCTGCCATTGGAACACCGCATTTTCCTCTATCTTCAAAACCAGGTTCATTTGTTAAGGGATCTTTAATTAATATCCCACTTAATACATGTAATAAAATCGTAGATAGTGATTGACATCCTGACCACCGCTCTCCCACGTGCCATGTATTAATAATTGATAAGCATACTTTGCCTTCACGATAGAGATTCGGGTTGAATCGTGTGAAGCCGTCTTGAGTTAATGTTGTCATGGCAGGTGGGGAAAATGGGTAATCATCTGGGAATTTAATTGAAAAAAAGAAATACCCCCCAAAATAAGGGGTATCAGCGGGACCAATCACTAAAGCGGTCCCTTTTGTTATATCGGATTCATCGTGGTTATAAAATATTCCCTGCTGTCTTATATCATCTTTTAATACATTTGCTATATCGGCTTGTATTCGTCTAATTGCTTTGTCTGTTGCCGGCATACATCAATATGATTAGAATTCAACAGAATTTGTTTAGGTCTTGAAATAGAGATGCGTTCAGAAAAAGTGAAGCTCTACGGTCCTGGTGTGAAACCCAATCGTTTTTTTTCAAAATTCGCAATGCCCTCCAAGATTTTTTGTGGAGAACAATGAATAGGATCTACTTCAGGGCGCCGTAGAAACAGGTAAATCCCTTCGTCAAAGACAAGTTTAATTGGGCTTATGTTATGATGCCCCTGAGGTGATAACCCGTTTAGTAAGTTTGCATATCCATACTTATACTTAACTGTCATCCAACCTTCAATCATAGTAACAAGATCACTGCTAAGATATTTTTTATAAGGAAAATAACAATGGACGCTATACAAATATTGTAATAAATCGCGCCCATATTTAAAACATGCATACCGCGAGCCAAAATAGGAACCCGCCTCAATCTTACTAAATTCGGCATCAGGTTCCTGTTTACCATTTGCTATACAGGCAAATCCATAATCAATCAATACAAGCAATGCCTCACCATTTATATTACGCACAAGAACGTTATTTATTTTAATATCCCTGTGATTCATTCGCAACTTTGTCTGTAAAACAATCAGTATGTTTGCCATTTGTTTCAGGAAATCAAGAAATACAGCATCATTATGTTTAAGATCGTTGGGCGTAAAACTGTTTTCTAAATAACGCTGTAATGTAAGTCCGTGAATGTACTCCATAGAAATACAAATGGAGGTCATATCAGTAATGTCGCGGAACGGAGTTTTTCCATGGCTAAAAATCTCATAGACTTTGGGCACAGCATATGGAATTCCTGCAGCGCAAACAGCCATATATGCTAATGTATGGACTGCCGCTTCATGAATATGAGCATCAATTTCTTCTTTTAGAATATCTAATTTCGTCTCACGTGGCATTTTCTCTTCTTGTGGAGTCAAAGTTAGGAACGACTCCTTAATCACAATTTTCTCAATAGTTGTATTTGGCTGAAATCTAATTACACCAGAAATATCACCAGGGATTGGTATATATACCTTGCGTTCAGCAGTGAAAATTTTACCATAAGTCCCCTCATCAATCTGTTTGCCCCATTCGTAAACAGGCAAAATCATTCGCCCTGATATGTCACGAATAGGTTTAGTAAAGTGCTCATTGAGTTGAACACTGGGAATCCGTATTTTTGTTTGGGGTATCGCCCCCCATTTGGGCAGGTTATTACTTATATCACGAAGATCTTCGGATATAACACAACCTGTAAACCCGAATGACCTCAAGTCATACACCATCCCTACTGGATGCTCTTTTAATAATTATGTCTAATTCCTTTAACCAGTTCATTTCAAGAGGCTCTATCCCAGTTGTCAAAAATATAGAATGCGCGTCCAACTTTTTCATCAGTAGTTGGCATACTGCTCTAATATTATCTTCATCCGTACCCATAATAGTATCAAGTTCTGAAGAGTTTATTGCTGGTTCATCTATTGGGGACATTAGAAGTATTAAAATTTCTTCGGCATTATTGAATATTTTAGCCAACCAACCTAGTCGTTTATCTATAGTCAAATCCTGTGTGCGCCTATCTTCTAGAACAACAAGATCAAGTATTGTCTGTTTGAAATCTGACCACGAATTATAGCATTTATATTGCAGCGACTCTTGGACAGTCGCAACAAGTCCATTCAATGTGTCTTCTGTAATATTTCCGATGCCGTTTCTGTCGCTATGTTCAAGAAGCATGTTTTTAAGAATCTCAAATTTTGTATTGATTGACGAATTGAAAGGTGGTACAAATGAGTAATTTTTCATTAATAAACTGTATATGTGATGAAATACAGAAATAAACACAGCCTGATTATTGGCTTTAACGGGAATATCTAGCCCATTAGTTTTAGAACCATCGGGTAGCATGAAAAAGTAGGTGGACTCGTCGCAGATAGATTTATGAGAAGGATTCATGTGATAGTAAATAGCCAACGCGCCTCTCCAATCGCACCCGCTTATATTAAACTCTTCAGGAATCTCACTAATTAAAAAATTACCAGACAAATCATTTGTAGCAATTGAGCCATTCGGACCAAATAACGCACGACAATACCTATTATTTTTCCGAACAGTGACGGACTTGCGAAGGATATTCCTTTTTGTTGCTCTCATAGTAAGCACTAAAATGAACTATATTGTGTGTTTTAAGTGCGTAGAAAGCAAAGAGCAAAGCGCAAAGAGCAAAGCGCAAAGAGCAAAGCGCAAAGAGCAAAGCAATGATCCAAAGAAACTAAAATTAAGAGCCTATTGAGTTATTAATTTAGGTATAATTAATATTCTTATAACAAATAGTTAAGTATCATGTTGATACGATTAACATATGTATGATGTTCCTTTACTATATTCATTAAATCGATTGTTTTCTGTATTTTATCTACATCGTTTCTTTCAAAATTTAATCCTAATTCCATACATGCACTGGTATCTGAATGGTAGATAATTTTCTTATCAAACAAACTATAAACAGTTTCGGAATTAGTTAGCCCCATTTTGCCATAAGATATGTTTTTAAAAATGCGGCACGGAATGTATCCGTTCTGAACTTGCCAATCACTTTGTATAGCAGGCGCCATTAATGATTGGCTTATATACGCCTGATTCGTTTCTGTATCAACGTTATTGGAAAATCCACCACATAACATGAATTCCAATCCATGTTTTGAACAAAAATTTTCAACAGGCTTCAATGAAGCAGTCTCAAACCCTACAAAACAAACGCGTGGTTCAGTAATTATAGTTTCTATATTTTGAATATTGCTTTCTATTTCATGTGGCAATAAGTCAGTTGCCCAGGGAAAATATAAAATATTATACGTATTTTGGGTTTTTGCTTTGGAATAATGAAAATAGGGTTTTATCGCAGGATCCCCTCTTTTAATACAATCCTTTGTATACACCTGTATAATTAGCACTTTATTTCTATCAACCACCGAGTCTTGATATCTTCGTTCATTAACATTATGTAGAATATAATAGCAGTCATTTCTTAAAGGAATTTTACTATCAACTTGCCCTTCTGTTAAAAATAATGAATCTGAAAAATCAACGGCATCTACAATATCGTTGTTATCATACCAGTATGTGTCGTATCCCAGATGTTTGAATCCTATATAGAACCCATTATGTATATAACTATGGGTATGCGAATGTAATTTATGTCCCCATATGATGACTTTTTTGATATTATTCATTATATGAAAAGAATGCTTTTTATTTAAGTTCCTTATTTCAGACCAACCGATAAGGACATAAATAAAATTCTATTATCAATATCAATGAGTTTTAATTCAGACCAGTACTGGGAAAATCGCTACAAAAACAATGGAAATTCTGGCTGTGGTTCCTATAATCACCTTGCCACATTCAAAGCGGATGTTATTAACGAATTCATTAAAACATACGCGATACGCGTATTAATTGACCACGGCGTTGGCGACGGAAATCAGTTAAAACTTCTGAGCACAGACAAACTACAATATACAGGGTTAGATGTAAGCCCTACTATTATTGAAAGGTGCAAGACCATGTTTAAAGATGATGTAAATAAGCAATTTTTCCATACAAGCGCTATCCCCCAAAGTACGTCTGGTGAACTTGTAATATCATGTGATGTATTGTATCATTTAATAAACGACGATGTATATTACAACTATATCAAGCAACTATTTACCTACTCAAAAAAGTATGTGATTATATACGCAAATAATACTGATCTGAACCACGCTCCACACGTTAAATTTCGGAAATTTACAGATTACATAGAAAAGGCTTACCCTGGTTGGAGACTTATTAAACACGTAGCAAACCCATACAAACAGAAAATCATAGGGCAGCAGAATGATACGACTAGCCCCAGTGATTTTTATATTTACGAAAAGACTCTTACGCCTATTTGAGTTAAATTTGATTACCTAAAAGATTCATAATATACAGGATAAAAGATGGCAGACGAATACGAAGATCCTTATGGTGATGACGGCGAGGAGGAGGTATTTGACGATGGGCTAGTAGATGAGGAGGGCGCCGAGATTGCGGTAGACCCTGCTGCAGGTCCCAAGCCATCAACAGAGACACAGGTTCTACTATCCCACCACCCTGAGATTTGGGTTGATTACAGTGAGACTATTGAAAAGAAACTAAAGAAGGGTGATACACCGCCAATCTGCTACCCATTCCTAAATCAGTTTGAAAAGACAAAGGTTCTGAGTTTCAGAGCCAGTCAGTTAGCCCAGGGTTCCAAACCGTATATTGCGATCCCTGACGAAGTCACTGATGTTTATATTATTGCCAAGATGGAACTAAAGGAGAAGAAACTTCCATTCATTATTAAGCGTCCACTCCCGGATGGAGATTATGAATATTGGCGTCTAAGTGAACTAATGGTATTTGACTAGATATACTGCCAAAATAAGTAAAAATAGTATTAATTTTTCAATAAATTAATACTATAAATTCGCCCGTTCTTAACCCCAAATATCAATACGATCTTCAGGCGCAATCCAACCTTCGTCTTTTTCAGTGAAGTCGAAAGCTTCATAAAATTCATTAAAGTGTCTACATACTACATTTACACGTAATTGTGGTGGCGCATGAACATCTGTCTCCAATGATAATTTACGCACGGCACTGCGCTCCTTAAACGCCCATGAATACGCATAGTGAATAAAAAATTCGCGCAATTCCTCTAGCCGTTTTGTCTTGCTGACTTTCCGCTGAGCAAAATCCTTTCGTAAAACATCCATACATATCGCAATAGCGCCGAAGTCCGCCAAATTCTCTCCCAATGTGAGTTTACCGTTTACAGGAAGCCCAAAGTATTTTTGCCTATCGAATTCATTGATTAACTGGCGTGTTTTGTTGTTATACAGTTCAACATCAATGCTGGACCACCAAGGAAAATAATTTCCAGAAGCATCAAATTTGCGCCCCTCTTCATCAAAACCATGAGCAATTTCATGAGCAATAATATTACCGAGCCCAGCCAAATTTTTCAAGAAGGATGCATCAACTGAATAGAAGGGGGGACGCAAAAACCCGAGTGGCACCGCAAACTCATTCATCTCCGTATAGTAAAACGCATTTACTACGTATATTGAACTGTCCCACATGGCACGCTGTTCAGCGGTTTCACCGTGTAATTTAGCAATAGATTCCTGGGCTCCGTGTTTGCGAAGCAAAAGAACATTCTTAAGAAATTGTGTTTTATCAATTTGAATTTGTCCAATTTCATCCGCAAAATTTTCAGGGTAAGCCATGCGCAAACCCATATGGTCCAATTTATGTCTAGCAATCTGTCTACTGCTAGGAGATAACCAGTTCAGACGCAAAACCCGTTCTTTAGCCGCTGATATAACCTTTTCATAAACTTTAGTGGCGCCAGTTTTTATAGCCTTGAATTTTGCCGAATTTGCAGCAAGGTAAAGTTTGCTGATTGAATTCTCAAGCATGTCATCGCAGATTAGAAAAGTCTTGTGATCCGCATCATTGTCTTTCTTTTGCCCCTTCATAAATTTAATATAAAAATCAAAATGTAGTTTTTCAAAGGGTGCTGGGAGAACTTGAACAAATGAAAGATAGACAGAGCATTTTATCCATAGTTTCCAATCAGCAAGAGAAATTGTCTTGATTACATCGTTAATTAGAGAAATGTATTCCATGTGTGCAACCACAAACAGGGATTTTTCGGCAATTTCCATTGAAATATCGGTGCCGCGCATAAGAGCAGCGAAATTGATGTTGGGAAATTGTTTACATAGAAGCGCATAACTGAATGGATTATAAATCAACTCGATCTTTGACGATGTGTGTTTTTCGTGGTGAATTTTGGAGAAGCGTGCTTCAATATCCAAAAATTTCGTAGCCATCTGCGGAATATTTGCCGCCTTTCCAACTTCAGTCAAATACTGCTTGTATCTTTTATAGACCTCGCTTGATTTATCAAGGTAGTCGTGCTTCAAAATACCCAAAGTGCTAGTTGTAAGATAAACACAGTACTTGTGGGTGTCCCGTGAATCATACGAAATTTCCAAAGAAATAGGAGAATTCAATCCATATAAATTCAAGCGCCCAACAGATTCTAACATGCCGCTATGGTCGGAGAAATGCGTTAAATCCTCAACAAAATGATTAATCGTTTCTAAATCCTTACCCCGTCCAGTGTATACACTTTCAATAAAGTGCCCAGTAGGTGTATTTTTGCGACGTTCCTTGTGAATAATATCAATAATTTCACCACGAACACCCTTTTCTAATTCGTCAAAAATACTAAATGATGTATCATCACCTGGAATTTCATGGCTATCTAACCATTTTTTGTTGACGGATGTATAAAAATCATTAAGGCTATATGCCATAATCACTATATAGAGATATAGATTTTATAGTAAAATCCTTATCTATAACTAATATCAATAGGTCATCGTTTGTGCTGCTGCCCTGTTTTAATAAACATCGGGCGCTTGTCTAAAACCATAAATACAACTGTATTATCTGTGGTTGTAGGTTTCTGAACGGGTTCGCTTACAATATGGCGGGTTGAACCATATGATCTGCGTTTACCCCTACAGGAGTCTAGTGGGCCAGGCGCAATAGGAGCAAATCCGCCATCCTCTCCAGAAACATTCATCTGGCACCTCCTATTAAATGGTTAATAAAATTGCTCTTTATTTATGATATTTAGCAAGGAATATAATGCTATTAATAAATCGCCGGAAATCTTCAAAAAGCCCTGACTGCGTCATCATAAATGCACCGGAGCCCAGAATACCAATAAATGATTCATATCCACGTATATGTGATTTGAGTATTACAATAAATATAATTAGCACACTAATTTGTAATATAAACCGTGAAAGTTCGCGGACCCAAGCAGGCATTTTCTTACCAGCAATTGTACATGTAAACTCGGTCTCAGTAAAACTACAGTGTTGAGACCCGATACTTTGTGTAAACCCAACGTCTATTGCAGATCCAACAATTACGGGCAGCAATAGAAAGCCAAAAACTTCGGCAACAGTCGATCCAGCGCGTTGATGTTCGCTATGAATCAAGGAATTGAAAGAATGACTATTCATCCCTACCTACCTACCGGTTTATACTAAAGTTGAGAACCCTATTTTGAGTTAACTTTAGTATAAACCTCTAATTGTAAAATAATGTCAAAGTTTGATGTTACTGAACTGAAGGAAACTGAGGGTCAGAATTATAATCCCATGCCTTTCGCAAACGCACAAGTCCTTCTGCTGCGCCATCTGGCAGTGCCCCTTTCTTAAGCGGACCTGATAAGAATTCGGCAGTCAGTTCATGTGGATGCTCACCTTGATGAATATTTAGCCCAAAAAATGTGCGCCAATCGTCGGGAGCAGTTTTACTAACAACATTCTTCTCTTGATCCCACCACTTAATCGGCGCCTTGCTCAAAGATAGTTCATGTTCGCTTAGATATACAGGCACACTCCACCAGCGTTTTCTCCAACATACCCATGGCTTTGAAGCAGTATCAGGATTAGCACGAATTAAACGAATCATATTTTCAGGCATTCCCACGGGCGGCGCAGTATATAAGTCATAATCCCACATAATTCTATAAAAGCGTTCCCATGAATCTGGCATGCGGCGCTGTAATAAGTGGATACGTTCGTGTTCCAATACATCGGGAAGGCGCTGCGTCGGAAAATTAGCAGGTAAAGCAACTACATCTATGCTACGTGTATGAGGTAGACCTTGTTCACAGGTTTTCGGTACTACCCATATCCATGCATCAGTTGACCCGATTTTGCGATGGATTTTAAGTGTAGGTTTACAATCAGCATTTTCGCGTGCTTTTTTATCTAAGGACGACCATGACCCAGACCAGTCATAATCCAAAAATATATCGGATTTAGATTTTGGTATAGGAGGAAGTGTCGCCGCCCACACTATAAAAGCAATAATCAGAATTATAAAAATAACTAATATGACTGTCCCAATCATAGTCCCCTACTGTTAATACGACCTTTATAAGGTAAATACAACGTGAATAGGCCAATGGTCGCTCCACCAGAGTTTGGATAATACGCTGATTTCAAGTAATTTTGGTAGTGGAAACCCATTCCAGAACTTAGGACAAATTGCTACATGGTCAAGATCCTCGCCAGTAGGCTCAAAAGTATGCTTCTTAAGCCCGTCTTTTGTCGACGTTAACCATACAAGTTCGTCATGAGACTCTTCTTCGGAGTTTAAATCACCAATAATATAGCAGCGAAGTCGCGGGGCTGACGCTAAGTAATCAACAATCTGTTGTGCTTGTGCTTTTCTTATTGGGCGTGTATCCAAACAACCACCAAAATAGTTAGTCGGATTATCAGATTGCATGTGAGTATTTATCATAATAAATTGTTCATTCGTTTTCAATGATTCAACGGTAATCCATTGAAATCCTTTGTTTGCCATTAGTTCGGCGCCAGCCGAATCGTTATATTGTATAAATCCAGAGTCAATTACCCGCCAAGAACTATTTTTCAAACCAAAAACTAATCCTGAACCTATTAGATTTTTACGAAGTGAAAAATCATTAGGGTGTATAACTGTATAGCCATTTTCTTCAAGAGCGGTTGTTATCATAGAACTTCGCCCAACAGTAAAAACCTCTTGTAAACATACAAAGTCATAATCGCAGCCTTTGAACCATTCGGCTAGTGGAGTTGTCCACAAATCGGGAAAAAAAGGTAAACCATGAATATTATAACTAAAAATTTTGAAAGACATCTAATCTATATCGGGATTACTGCCTCCATTGCTTACCGCAGTTGAGGCAACGGACGAAGATAGTCATCGGCTCATCAGCACTGCGCGTCTGCATCTCATAGTAAGTACACTGGCGCTTGTAGCAACGACCACACTTGAATTGATCCGTAGCCATATCCTTGTTGCCCTCAAGCAGTTTGGTCTCCCGTTTAAGACGTTGCTCCATGAGATTCTGCCAGTTTTCGGGATATAACTCGCCATAATTCATGAAAGCAATATCATGCGGCTTGAATTCGCCATCACGAAGACGCTCTAGTAGGCGCGCATTCTTGATATATGAATTTGGCTGAACATTTGTAATGATTCTGCGAGCAAGAATAGTGTAAATATGCGTAAACATCGGATTTTCCCAATTCTTACGAATCTTGCGCTGCTCAGCCTCCTGAAGACTGGCATTGTAAATACCAATCTCTAGATCCTTCTGCTCCGTCTCATTCAAATGCGTGTTTAGCAGATTGCTAATTACCTTTAGAGTTTTCTCCCGCTGCATTTTATTAAACCTATACAAAAATACTTTTAAATCAACTTTAGTTCATAATTTAGAGTAAATACGGATCCGCTTTTAGTTCAGGCAAATACATCCACTTCGCTACCTTTTTGAAAGTGCTAGAGGGCTTAATACGAACAACAGGGCGCGCAGGCTCATCATCCTCCTCTTCTTGGTCGCCTTCAATATCAGGGGTGTCCTCCTCATCACCAAGCCCCTCATCGTCTTCGTAGTCCTCTTCCTCATCCTCGTCATCATCTTCCTCCTCATCTTCCCCATCCTCTTCAGCCTCATCCATATCCTCAGCAGCTGCTGCCGCGCCCGCCCCACCCTTCCCACCAGGGGCAGCCGCTACAGGCGTAATATCCTCAAATCCGCCAAACTTAGAGTTGTAAAACTTCTTGTATTGGTCAACACTAAATGTTGCGGGCTTGTCGGCAGCCTTCTCAAGGCTAGCAATTACGCATGCGTCGCCGAATAGAAGAACCTCGTCGTGTGGCGGCGGCAAGTCATGCTTGTTTTCTGTCCCAGCGCGCCCCTCCTTGTAGCCGTATAGGAACAACTTGTATTTCTGCCAAACCCATGAACCAATCAACTGCGGGTCCTTTGTTCGCTTTAGAAACTTGCCGAGCATAACCTCTACACCATTTGATACGTCACCGATCTTACCAGCCTTGTGTTCGCCTTTTGCCGTAAGATGAATAAAACTTGACATCTTTTTATCAAATATAAATCATTAAAAGGAAATCAAGTTTAACCCATTTTATCATGAAAGTTTTAGTTGAAGCAAATTTCTTCCTTGAAAAGGAACCGGCAGAATTTGAAAATATAGAAGTTCAAAAGCGCAAAGTCTATATATGGGGCTCAAATCGCCTACAATTTAGTGAAAATAGCGCCTATACAGTTTATAGTCGTGCGTCAGAACTAACAGATTCCCTATTAACTCCTGATATAAATATTACGGAAGTTTGGTATTTAAACAAGGAAAGCCCACCAACACCACCAAATCCTGATGATGCCTGGTCTGAGATCTATAAAGAAATTTCAAGCGATCCCATTTTGCTTGAATGGTATACCAATAACAAACAGTTGCGCCTTTCATGGAATCAAACCATTAAGACACTACAACAGGGCAAAATTTTGACAAATGTTCAAAAGGAATTCCAGCGCTTCGGATTAGTTATGCCTGAGTTGCCACAGTTAGATAGTAGTCTTATTGAATAATACAGCGCGTTATTTATGAAAATATTAATTTTTCACCAAGGTTTCTGAATCTAGGAATCAGCCGCCGCCAGTATTATAACGCAAACATGATAATTTTTAATGTCCCGGTGTTGAAACCATGATTTTTGTCCCGGATTATTTATTAAAAATTAAGGAATAATGCGTTTTCTCATAGTCGCCTTTCTTGAGATTTCATAGAACGGAATGTCAGCCGCCATCGATTTAGCAATCGTGCTGCTTCTAACGATTGTGTTGGTTTTCGTGGTTTATACCTTAATAAATCACTTAGTGAAATTGTTCAAAAAGCCCACACTACAAATGCCCGCTGAGAATAACCTTGAACGCTCATCACGCAACGTGAAAGAGGCACTATATGATGTTCCTTATAAATCCAATTTTGAGGAACCATCCGCCCCTTTGGCGATTCCTCCTGCATTACCCGCACGTGAGCAAGTTGAGCAAGTTCCTAACTCACAACCGGCACCAATCAGAGAACCAATTGCCGAGGCTCAACAGCCGCCGCTAGTTCCTGGACAGACACAAGAAGATCTCAAAACACCCGAGCCCTTACAAGAGCCTATTGCGCAGAAGGTAGATTTGCCTGCGTCTAAAGATCCATACGATAGACAAGAAAATGCGGCATTATTTGGTTCAGATTTACGCCACCCCGAAGCGATGATGGTTGCAAGTTCATCAAAATTTTCATCATTGGAAACGGAAGTTTCATCAGGTCTAGCAAACGAAGTAACACGTCCTTCTGATATTGAACAGGTGCCATTTTCAGCCGAAATGGCACAGAACGGTGGTCAGTTTATGGATGGCATTTTCGCCTTTGATAATACCGATTCAGGTGGCAAGTTTTCCCAGTTTTGATTATATTGACAAGTAGATATTATACTAAAATTAGATCTAAAGCACTTAATTTTAGTATTAACCGTTAGGGAATGAAGTCTAAACGACTAGATTCGACCTTCATGAATATCATGCTTTTATTGGTCTTATCATTTGGACTAGCGTTAATAATATACGCTAATTTACACCATATCAAGGAGGGATTTGAAGATTTGGCAAAGGAGGAATCAAAACCTAAAAAGGTTGACCCATTTCCAGAAGTTGATGCGGTGATATATATTAATTTAGACTCTAGAAAAGACAGAAATGAGGAAATCTTAGCAGAAATTAATCGCGTTGCTATACCCGAATCAAAGGTATATCGGTTCAGTGCTGTAAAACGTAGTTGGGGTGCCTTGGGTTGCGCACTTTCCCACATTGGTGTTTTGAAGTTTGTAAAAGAGCGCGGTTGGCAGCGGACTTTAGTATTGGAAGATGATGCTGGTTTTGAAGACAAAGATCCTGTGCGCTGGGATGCAGGCGTGAAAGATATTCGTTCAATGATTCAGTCAAGCGGAAATACAAATTTAGATTCAACATGGGATGTAATATTCCTAGGTGGATTTGTGCGCGATCCCAAAGGACCAACAAAAACACAATATCCTACAATTTTCAATACTAAAAATACATCTTGTACGCACGCATATATCATCAGAAACGAGTATGTACAAAAGGTCATAGAGCACACAGAAATGTCAGTTCAGATGATGATGAAACAGGCACCAAATTTGAAGCAGTATAATTTGGATAATGCCTGGTCCCAACTAATGGCACAAGACAGATGGTTTATCAGTATTCCAACAATTGCATACCAACGCGAAAGTTTTTCAGATATTGAAGGCAAAAATGCTAATGCGGATGAACCATTACGCGGGCAGGTTGTTAGAGCATGGAAGGCGGGAACAATATTGAAATAACCCGTCATAAACAGACCTAAACAAAATTAGATAATATAATATAGATTAGTTATGAATACTACTTCGCCTCTTAAAATTCAGAGATGGGGTGGAGCATTTCAAGTTGAGGTCATCAGTGACCCATCCGTGAAGCAAGCGCTCTTCGGATGGATGTCTGCTCAAGAACTCGGTCCGCAGAGCGCTTGGCGTTTTGCTGGTCCGCTCGATAGCAAGAAAATGGGTGTTTTAAAGCACGCCCGTTTGCTAGTCGCAAAACGCCCTGGTACCGCCCGCACAGGATATTTATGCTTTTATCCGCCATTGAAAGTGGCAATTTTTGTAGAAGATCAAGAGCGCCGCCCTGGTAACAACCAGGAAGCAGTTCGCCCGCCACGCTGTGCAATTCTACGCATGAGACATAGTCCCACTGTATATAATGGTGGTGGGGCAATATTCGCTGCTACGTTATGTATTTCTGATTCTGTTTTATGGATTGAGGATGTGCTTACATGGGAGGGGAAGAATATATGGAATACCAGCCCCTTTTCAAAGCGTTGGTCAGTATTAAAATCATGGTTTGAATCTGATTGGTCAGAAGATGTGATTCTACAACGCGGGTTGGCAATTAAGCCGCGCAATCCAGAAGCACTGGAGACATTCAAATCCGACCCAGGCGATGTATGGGAGTTTATTCCTGAAGATGCACAACGTCGGCGTCTATTTTGGAAGGACCGTCGCCTTGATAAAATGGAACTACCACAGTTTCCGTTCAAGCCGAAGGATCGCCCTAAGTTTATGGAGATTGAAGAGCAGAAGACAAAAGAAATACAAGAGCGCCGCAAACAGAATCAAGAAAAAAGACAAAAGCAAAACACGATTATTCAGGCATCCAACAATCCAGTTGAAAAAGTCGGTGTGATGGATACATACTTCCCAAATCTCCCACAACACAATGATGGTTCACTGGTGGCAGTCGCAAAGAAAGAACCCACCGGTCCTGATGTGTATAGTTTATTTAGCGCAGAAAATACACCACTAGGTATTGCTGTTATCCGCAAAATGATGCTCAGTCTAGCAATGAGAACACACTGTGTTGAAAAAGTACATGTCAAAGTGGAATGGAATTCATCATTTGATCGGTGGGAGATTGTGGATGTAAATGTTGCTAGAAATCCCAGTCCCACATCTGCGTTCAAGAAAATGCCGTGATAATATAGAATGGTGCGTTCTACAAGACGTAATAACAAGAATAAGTCGTCTTCTAGAAAGAGCAGAAGTAGCAGAAGAAGCGGCGGTGGCTGGGCACAAGGACCAGCCCTATCAAAAAATGCGTATTATGTTCCTGAATACATTTCAACTTCTGATTGCTTTGACATGGCTCGCCCTGGTTCAATCCAGAGCAATCCCAATCCTAATTTGGCGCAAACACCAATGGCTGGTGGCAGGTCTAGAAAGTCCCGGCAGCAGAATGGCGGCGGCTGTGGCTGTGGTCTAATGCGTGGTGGCAGCAGAAGCAGAGGTGATGCCAAGCGTGGAGGCGGCGGCTACATCCGCAGTGGCGGCGCATGCCCTTATGCCAAGCGTGGAGGCGCGTGCCCATATGCCAAGGTGGGCGGCAAGCGTAGCACAAAGCGCGCCCAGAAGGGCGGTCGCTACGGTATGGATCTAAGCGACAGTGTTGGCGGCACAGGACCTGTAATGGCGCCTGTATTTGCGCATGTTCCCTGCGAAGCGCACAGACCCATGCCATTGAATCCTACATTGCCAAGTGGTTTTGTTCAGATTCCTGACCCCGATGTGAACGTCGACGGACTCAAGCCTGCTTTTATTCAAGCGGGCGGCGGTGGTGGTCCTCAGCACCCGCTTGCATACATTGCGCCCAAAGCAAGTTTCGCATTTACTCCTAATATTGCGCAGGGTGCAACACTAAATCCTGGTCAAATCCCATACCAAGAAGTGGTACCTGTCCAGGATAACTGCGCCGGCGCCACATGTACCACAGCGATTGCCGCAATCAACAAATAAGCAGCAAATTAGTCTTCAAGCAAGATACAGTCTTTCGGCACAACGTTAGCCTTTTCGTCAGGAGTCTTTTCATCTTCGTCGCCTGCCTCCGAATTACTATCATCAACAACAGTTTTACCAAAATCCAAAACATGAAGTTTATAACCACATGCTTTGTAATACTTTTTACGTTTATTATACTGACCAATACATCCCACGTGCTGATGGTCTAATACTTCCATAATGACAGGAGCAAATTTGCGTGCCTCCTTTTTCTCACGTAATATACGCCCCACTGATTGCTCAATATTTGATTTAGGTGTAGCAAGCAACACAGTATTAAGCGCAGGAATATTCAATCCCGTTGCCGCCATAGCATAAGTCCCAAGAATCACGCTACATTTTTCAGAAGCAACACGCTCCTCCTCTTTCATGCCACCGACGTAATAACCAATATTTGTAATGCCTCCAGCACGCAAGTCTGTCTCAAAATCTTTCAAGTGTTCGCGCCGATCACTTAATACAAGAATAGAACGCCCTTCGTTTGCGAATTCAACAAGCCTTTCTGAGAGATACTTGGTACGTGGTTTGAAATCTGAAATTTGGTTCAAAAGTTTAGCTCTAATAACCTCCCCTCGATAGTTCATAGGGACTTTAGTGAATTTTTCGTCTTTGCTCTCAAATCTGTAAACAATAACACGAACAGTTTCATCGGCATCACGGTGTTTAATACGATAGGCAATAGAGCCTAGGAAGTAAGTGAACACTTTGGTAAGACCATCTGTCCGGTCAGGAGTAGCGCTCAGACCAAGCATATGTTTACATTGAACCTTCAGTAGCGACTTTGAAAAGTGCTCGGCACCTAGAATATGGCATTCATCAAATATGGCAAATCCAAAACCCTTGAATGTATCGCCGCTGAACTGTCGCACACACAACGTCTGAATCATGACAAGCGCAGCATCGTATTCCGGTTCAATCTGACATTTGTTGCCTTGGACAATGCCCAAGCGAATGCCAGGACACATTGCTTCTAGTTCCTTTTGCCACTGAGTAAGAAGAAACTCCTTGTGAACTACTACAAGAAATCGTTTACGTAGTTGGAATGCTAAATATATAGCCATAAATGTTTTACCATATCCACAAGGAACACAAAGTAAACCGTTGTTATCACAACCAATAAATGTATTAACAATTGGATATTGCTCCTCACGTAATTTACCTGTAAACTTCAGTTCTTCCCGGAGCGAAATACCATCAGAACGAGTATCTTTGTCTGGCTCACCGAACTGCTTTATAGCCCAATCTCTTGGAAGATACAACCGTTCTGCCGATTCAAAGAAGATTGTAAACGGTGTCAATCCAGCATCATATGGTGGCGGCGCCTCTGCCTTTACAGTTAATGCAGCGCGAAGCCATGCCTCTTGGGTACTATTCAACACTGATTTTGGAATGCTGTAGCCTTTGTGATTGAGTAGTCGTGAGCCTTTTGGCCATGAAGAAACATCGAACTTAGGGGCAGCGGGCATTTTCTTTACCTTTAAGTTTTAACAAAATGGTATTCAAGTTTTAGAAAAGAACCTCCTTGTTTTGTAGGGAATCACATGGAAACTTGGGAAGTGGTTGTAATATTGGTATTAACTACGTTTGCGGTTACAATTATTGCGAACCATCACATACCGTCAAGCATCATTGCTGTATTGGATAACTCTATCTTCCAATTGGCAATCCTAGGGGCTACTCTAGGTGTCGCCGCCGTTTCACCGGCGGTGGCTATCGTAGCGATCGCAACAATTGTGATTGTCTACTACATCAGAAATTTGATCAAGATTCAGTTGGTTTCAGAGAAGCAACTAGAAAATGTTGAACGTCCGGCGGAGGCAGCGGAGGCGGCAGCGGCAGAGCACATAGAAGCCGATGTGGATTCACCCCGGCTTGAAGTGGTTGAGGAGACTACAGTAGTTCAGACCGAAACAGTTGAGGTTACTCAGGTCCAGATACCCGACGCTTCCGGTGCCAAGGTTCCTGTCTCAATGCAGACGCTACCTGTAATCGCCGCAAGCAACCCACACCAGGCGGATAACAAGGACGTTATAGCAGCTGCATTACAGGAGCACGAGTCTCACCGTCCTCCCACAGAGGATGTTGGAACACGCTCAAACCTCAAGGGCAATAACCCAATTATCAAGGACCAAAAGCCACCAGCAAATGAGAAGTTTGAAAATCCTAGAAGCGACGGTTCAGAGGGCTTTGAGGTTCAGTCAATGGACGTTCAAGCCGAATTCCATGCGCCCGCACCTCCTTCTAGTGGCAGACTAATGATTCCAGTGGACTCTGATGTATTTACACCTGCTGCCACACAGGTTGATGGCTCAAATGAGATTTTGGCTGCGCCTGCAGGGCGCACATTTGCGGATAGCGCGGGTCAATACTCAATTAACGAGATCCGCCCCAGCACAGCCGCCGCCGCTAAGTATGAAACAGCGGATTACATCCCCAATACCGACCTTGGCACAAACGCGTTCACCCCAGTCGGTGTAAGCATTGATGATAAAATCACAATGCTCAAGAAAGGCGTGATGCCATCAACTGCCCCACCCCCCAACTTTAATAACGCTGTTCCCACACGCTCATCATTGAGTGCCTAAGTATTCAAACAGCAACTAAATACCCAAAAATCATTCAATGTATTTATAACATCTTGATTTGAAATTCTGTAGTTCAAATCATGATAAAACATATTAACTAGACCATCCAACTTAATCAAGATCTCGTGATTTAGTTGTCTCAGCCTGACTTTCAATCCATAGGCGGTCATTGTAAACCTTGTTATATATTTCACAGTTCAGTATGTTTTTATCCAAATCAATGTCTGTAAACATGCCCAAATCTCTAAATTTTTGAAGAACTGCTCTGGGGAAACAATTACCCTTTGGACCGATGCATATAGGCATAGAAAGTCCATTAGTGCGCCCGCTTGTGCCCTTCATATCCTTAATTAAATTTGTTGTCTTCGGGCACGTTATACTTTCCAACAGGCGCACAGTCTCGCAACTATCAGGAGTATTAAACACGGATTGCCCGTGCCCAAGTCCCTTACATAGTTTATTTGACATGCAGTCAACGCCGCCTGGGCTCAAAGGACCACCGCAGCATTTATATAACCCGCCACTGTTTGGTATAGAAACCCAATTTGGAAATCTTCTTGGGCAGAAACGCCCACTTTTAGCATCTTGCTGTTGTTTTGAAATAATCTGGCAGAGAGGATAATGTGAAACATCACCTGAATCGCCACGGTTATCCTCAATACCGGGTGTCATAGAGCAAACACCTTCGCTGCCACCGGCGCTACATATATGGGAATAGGGATCAATATTTGTTGTAGCACAGCATAGTGTATTTCCCTCATTTCCGATAAAGTTTGTATAACCTGTTGGGCATGGTCCAGGTGGTAGTAGATTTGAAAGTCTATAACTCGATTTTTTGAATACAACGTTTCTAGGAACAGGTTTTGGCGCCTCAGGCGTACATTTCTTTTCTTCTTGATATTCTGCCATCTTATACGATTTGGTTGATAAACCCATTGACATTGCGAACATTAGTACTATAATAATTAAAACCAACCCTACAGCCAAAAGAATTGTTTGAGGCGGTACTGATTCGAGACCTAACATTCTCCCTGATGGCTACAGCGAAAACCTTTGATTTGAACTAGGCTAAAATTTATATAAACTATCGTAAATACCGTTCAATGCGCCTAAAAGACACTAGTATAATCGCACCCGGTAGGAAATATTCATTTTAAATAGGTAGGATGGTAAAGGAGGAGATAGTCTCCAATATGGATTCCCGAATCTGTAATCCTGCACGCCATAGAAAGGAGGGAGAAACATGCTTATCCCTTGAGGCTCTTGAACGTATGAAGCAGGTTTGGAATAAGACACACCCAAATGCTCCGATCAAGCCGCCACAAACAAGAAAGAATCGCAATAACAAGAATACAAATATTAACGGCAGAAGAAAAACGTTGTGGACACAAATTCGTGAGGCTATGAAGCACTATTATGATTGCGATACGGAATTCTGTGTTGTTAAAAAGATACCTGGTTTAGACAAGAAAGAGCGGACAAATTATACGCGCAAATACTTTCGTCCCGAAAAGCCAGTGGAATGGAATAAGAAACAAACAACATGGCTAGACAGTTTTAATATTGAAGATGTCATGAATCAATACGAAGAGGCTTACCCCAATTTTGAGTTTATTGGACCAGTGCCTATTGATTTTGATGCTCCAGCCCCCGAAAATCCCCTACTAGGCAAGTGGGGAAAGTGTATTGTAGATGAACTATGTAAGTTAGACGTGGCAGAAGTTAATAAGAAAGGCACAGAAAAGATAGGCATTATATTTAATCTTGATAAGCACGACGAGCCTGGTTCCCACTGGGTGTGTGGATTTGTAGATTACCCAAATAAATCAGCCTATTATTTTGATTCCTACGGACTCCCTCCCCCACCAGAAGTCAGCCGCTTTCTAGAGCGCTGTAAAGAGCAGGGTTGTGAGACTATCTTATATAATGATATCCGTCATCAGCGCAAAGATTCCGAATGTGGAATGTATTGCTTATACACAATTATCTGTCTGCTCAAAGGAAAGGCGTTTCAAGATGTCTGTATGGCAGTAATCAAAGATGACACAATGAATGCCTTCCGCGATGTATTGTTTGCTAGCGAAGCGCCTCGCATGGAGTCGCTTAATACTGCTGTTCAGAGCCTTTGTACCTAAGTCAATAATCAAAAATTATAACATAATATAACATCGTATACTATACGCAGTTATAAACTAATACTGTAAAACAAACTGCTGCGTGTTCTTCGCTTAAGGGTAATATTCGCCGTAAGTAATAATGAGTCAGGGGGCAAGAGGTTCTTCTACACCGGCACTATCAAGCCCGTATCCAAGCACAGGACCACGCCAGACAGATATATCAAAGGTGTTTCTGAGTCAAACAAACTATGCTAGAATTCTCCAGCCTTTGCGTGAGCAGTATGAACGCAGATTGAACAAGGACGAACTTCCCGACGATATTGACAGACGTATCCAAAAAACTTTACAGCACTACATGAATGAAGTTTTACGGGTTAACGGTAACACTGTTCCTGTAACTCAGTTAAATCAAGAGGCATTTCGCGAAACGGCATTGAATATTGATGGGTGGTTTCAGAAACAGGTATCAACACCTGTTCAACGCCCCACATATCAATCACAAGCAGCTCAGGACCCACTATATGAAAACATCAATTCAAGATTTGAGCGTGAGCAGCAAAGTAGAGCCCCTGCACCAACACAGCAGATTAACACTATTGATTTTTCAATCCCTAAATCCGAAGATGATGATGAGGATCCCCTTGAGAAATATGAACGTGTTCGCAAACAACGCGAGGCAGAGGCACGGTTAAGCGCCGTCGCCGCCGCTGCTTCATCAGTTGCTCCTCCTAAGGCACGTAATATTATTGAATCTTCGCAGTATTCTGAACCTTCTGCTGCATCACCAACAACAATCTTACCGCCTCTACAGCAAAACAACCCAACACCCCCGCCATTGCTTGCTCCCCGCCCACAGGAGTATATTATTAAGCAGGAGGATGTAGTGAAATATAAGGAGAACGAATACAACTTGTTTATCTACAGTGGCGATCGCGATTGGATTCAAAACAGAAATGAGAACCGCTACAATTTCACAATTAATTTTAATCCCGCAAATAATGTCAATACAAGCACATATTCGCCATCAGTAAATCAGCGTTTCAAGAATATTGTTCGTATGGAACTGGTAAAAGCAATTGTATCTGCTGAGTCATTGGAAGTATCAATCCGTGTAAATAGCGGAGCAACTGATACATCGCGTGTAAACAACATATTGTCATATCCTTATTTGATGATTCGTATATCTGAATGGACTGGCAATGGTTATGGTACAAATGCTAAAATAGATGATACATTTGGTCTCATTCAGTTTGATCAAACATGGAAATCCGATAATGCAGCGGCTAATTTTGGATACATTTCAATGACTCCCCGCTATCTCAAAGCACAACGTGTATATCAGCCAACCCCATTGGCAACGCTACAGAAACTCTCTATTCAGGTTGAGCGCCCTGATGGTGAGCCATTGACACGTGAATTAGACACACTTGATGTAAATAACATATATTTAGCTGCTAGTTGCCAAACAAGCGTTTATGCCACTATTCCAGATACAAGTTCCTACATTTTCCTCAAACTAAATTCATATTTCAGCAGATTCTTCGTTGCTGAGGCGGATCGTATTCAAATAAGAGGTTATGATGTTGGAACAGATTTGAATGTAACTGCTCAAATGGCGAACGATATTAATGCGTTTATTAATCGTGATAATGGTCATATTGTAGTTGGAACAGGCTATAGTACTTCAACTGTTGCACCATTTGTTGTCACTGATGGACACAATTCAGTAGGTTATGCAAATTACGTAATTATTCGTTCTAGATTTGCTGACCCAACAACTGGGTCAACCGCAAGAAACTATTTCGGTAATTCATCGACAAATGAGGGACTAATTAAGACGCGTTTAGAAACAAATGCTGCCCTAACTGGGTGCGCTGTTCTAAACACAAATCGCCAATCGCATTTTGTATTGCGCATTATTACACGTGATATGGATCCTACATCGAACTTGAGACCTGATAATACATAATCAAGACAATTACTAGAGGCACATAATGGCAAAAGTCTGCCCAGAAGGTCAAATTCGTCGCAAAGCTTTCACACGTAAAGGAAAGCATTACAAAGCATCATGTATACGTAAGGTATCGCCATATGATGAAAGGTATAGTAATTTTCAAGATAAGCAACTAAAACGTATGACACGTCGCTTGGTTGGGCACAAGAAAGCACCAAGAGGAAATACAAAACAATGCCCACCCGGTGAAACACTCCGCAAGGCATATGTTAGACTATCAAACAAGGGAACACGCAAGCTTGTTAAAGCCTCTTGTATCACTAAGCGTGGCGCCCCAGAAAGAATAACTACCCGAGGCATTGGTCCTCTAAGAAAGGGCGAATTGTCTAAATATGGATATGTAGCAATTAATAATTTATCTGAACGCGCCCGCCATACCGCTTTATCTAAAGCAGTCTTGGAATTTGGTAGCCTTTCTGTTTGGAAAAAGGTAAACGTGCTATATATTTTTACGAAAAATACAAATCCCGAATTAAGCGCAAAATATGATGCTGATAGAAATTGGATCAAGAAGAAGTTTGGTCTCAAAGCCTTTTAACAAAGAGATAAGAACAATTCAATTAAAAATCCGTGCTACGAATTTTTAACAGTATATTCTTGTTAGGACTAATTAGGGGATCTTAGATGAGATCATTCAATAGTTTGGCATCGCCAGGATTGAATTTCTTGAAAAATTTCACTTTATTTGAAGTGGGTTTTTTTGTGCTATTGCTCTTATTCATAACATTTGTTGTTGTTTTTATCAATAAGAAGCCCGAATTTCAAATAAATGAGGGTTTCTATCCAGTAACTGCCGAACGTATTTCGCTAGGTGAAATCGCACAACGTAGATACAATGAATACTCCGATATGATTGATAATGAGAAAATGAATGTTGTTCCGAATGGTGTGCCTGGTGACAAAGTAATAGATGGCATGATGCAAACACCAACATACGAAGGCAGCAAGGATACAGCGCAGCAGGCAGATTTGAATTATACAGATGAACGCGAACTACGTGCCCCGCCAGAAGTTAATTCCATGTTGGGACGCATCCGTTTATGTGAATCAGTAAAAAGATGGGAATGTGAAGCATTTGAAAATCCTGAATTTGCGCAGTACTGCGGTATATGTACCGGTCCAGGTGAAGACCACTTGGGTAAAGCCCATATGGGTGGCTTATATATCAATCCTCAGCGCAAAGATATGGTTTTACGCGATGCCGCAACAAAGGGTATCAGCAAACCTAAGATGGATCCCACAGCAGGTATATGTAAGGGTGAATTTATATTAGCACGCCCATATTGTGATGTTCAAAAGGACAGAATGGAATGTAGCAAGGCTCAGAATTTTGATGATCCCGCAGCAAAGACAAAATGCGGATTATGCTTACAGAGCAATGGAACAACCTTTGTTTATATTGGAAACCGTGCTGGCAAAGAGGCGAATTACGCACTAAAGCCTGCCAAGCCAGTATCATTCACATGTCGTCTGCGATTTGCAGTATCTGATACTGCAGAGGTAGAAATTTCAGTGAAACGTCCATCAGATAATAGAATTTTCAACGGAGCGTTTGTCCCAGGCACAAACGTATATATTGTTGATATTGACGGCGCACAAGAAAACCAAGAACTAACTTTGTTAATTAGATATCCAGAATACAATGGATACGCTTGGACAGGTGAAGACAGAGATAAAATAAGGAAATTGACGAATCCAAATTCAGCAAAATTGGTCCGCGCGATGTATGGTCCAGTTGCCCCTGGTAATGAGGGTGGAGCCGAAAATGCGCCAAATATCAAAGACGATCCCCGCGCCGCGGATGTATCAAAATACATGAAAGACAAGTTTGGTCTATTGGATTGCTCACGAGTTAACGTGAATATTACAAACGATGGTTTAGGCGGGGATCCTACACCAGGTATCTATAAGCAACTGCGTATCGCCTATAGTGATAATGGTACCGATTTCGCTTACGCATATGGTAAAGAAGGTGGAGTATCAACTGCTGCATCATTTAATTACTCAGCGCTCTGCCCACCGAAGGTGGCTCCAATAGACGCAGAAAAGCAAATTTGTGAAACTAACATTGATGGATCTCCAACAGGGCGTATTTATACGCAAGGGCGCAATGCGGATTATGCCGGTGCAGGCGGTGCGTGGTGTATTAAACCAGCCGTTAGAAAGCCGCGCGGTGTTGTTGGTGTATGGGAATCGCTAGGACGCACATCAAGATCTGTGCCAATGAATCTTTCAGTCACGCGGATAGACGGGTTTAATGTAGGCGAAAATGGTCCACCGACCTTAGGAACAGTAAAACGCAGTAAATATTTTGCTAGCAAAGTTCCAGAATCGCGACTACAGGGAATTCCAAAATATCTGTTTTGGTTCTGGTCACACAAGCGTACACAGCCAATATGCGAATTCTCCATAGTTGTTCCAGTGACATTGCGTGATCCAACAATTGCCGATGATATGAGTTTGTGCCCAATTGGACCAATTATTAGCACACCAGAGGGTTCAACGCGTATGGCGGCAGGCGCGTGCGAACAACAGGTAAATGGTGTAGAACAGGGACCAGGAACATACACAATAGATTGTATTAAATCAATATTCTTATCGTCAGGTTGCTTAAAAGTTGGTCGTAAGTTCCCAGTTGATAAAACCAAAGCAGTAAAACTCATGAATGATCCAGAAACAAACAGACCATTGGATATTGATGATATTGGATATAATATTCAACAGCTCTATTCTGTTGCTACAACTGGTGCTGACTTGGATGATAATAAAGTAGAAGATGATGCGTTTGATGACGCAAGTTTAGATTGTTTGGGAAAGATTGTGTCAAATCCATGTGATACCGCGTTTAAAGATACGGGTCCTCACACACCGAAATGCCTTGACCTTCTTTTCAGAAATGCTGGCAAAGATAACCCAAATATTGGGCAGACTTATCCAGGTATGTATAATTTTAGTTCAGGAACAGACCGAACAAAGAAAGTTCCAGTTATGTATTGCCAGCGCAAGGGATCAATGGCACCAATTGGTGCCGATGGAAAGGAAAATGCGGATGCAATGTCTACAGCAAATTCATTCGGTTCTGTTCAGAATGTGCGTGATTTCTACAGACAAATCCACTACGATGCGAATTTTAGCCAAAATGCTACCGCTCAAAAAATAGCATTGAACCAGTGCTATGGCGTTCGTTCGAATGTACCCAAGCAGAAATGTAAGGGCATTATGACTCGCTTTGTGCGCGTTAAACCATCAACAGAAGTTGGTGATAGCGTGATTCAAATTGCACAATTACAAGTTTTTGATATCTTTGATGTCAATGTTGCATTACGCAAACCAACCACTTCTTTATCAACATGGGCAAATGGAGCAGATGGTGCTACATCAGATAAAGCAGTTGATGGTGCAACAGGACCAAGACCGCACCCTCAAGAATATCACTCAGGAGGAACAGGGCAAAATGAGTTCTGGCAAGTTGATTTGGGCGAAGAAAAGGAAGTATCATATGTTGTTTACATGAATCGCACAGATTGTTGCGGACACCGCGCCCGCGGTATGACAGTTCAACTATTGGATAGTGGCGGTCTAGTGTTAAAGTCAATGCGCTTAAGTGGTGCCCCAGTGGAAACGCTGATGTTTTCAAGTGGCAAACCTGCTGGACTAATCAAACCAAATACCCAAATGATGTTTGTGCCAGGTAAATACTTGGGTTCCGCTATAAAAGTTCTAAATGGATCCAAAGCCGCCCTAACAACAAAAAATGCAGCACATCCCGATTTCTGTTTTGTTGTAGTATCAAGTCTTGCAGGCGTAGGTGGAGCATTTAGTTTCAAACACAAAGCGACGGGCAAATTCTTAAGAGGACAGGGATTCAATGTATTGATTTCACCCGATGATGGAACCCCAACAATGAGAAATGAAGCGTCATTTAAGGTTCTAGATTCTGTCGCAGCTCTCCCCGGTGAAGTATCCTATGAGTCATTAGTTTCCCCAGGTAGTTTCTTATCAGTCGCAGAGAATATGCTGCCTTACATAAGACCCGCAAAATCAGCCTTTGAGCAAAAAATGTCGTCATGGCGTATTGTAAATTCAACAGCGTAATCGCAATTTATATCAAACTCTGATTCGTTTATAAACGGAAAACCAATGAGAGTTTCTTAGCAGGACATAATAGAGTTAGATCCCAGGATGAGATCGTTACAGAGTTTTATTGACAAGCCATATGTCTGGATTGGAGCATTGGTTTTGCTAATCATTATCATCCTTGTAATTACCTATCTAAGATCTCACAAGAAAGACGATAAAGAAGGATTTAGTACATATCCAGTGAATAACGCACGTATCGCATTGGGTGATTCGGCTTCGCGCTACTACAATGACTACGCCGACACTCAAGATATTGAAAAAGTTCCAATTATTCCTCGTGGAGAAGACGGAGATCCTATTTTAGGCGGTCTCTTAAATACTCCAAATTACGAAGGTGATACAAATTCCGCAAATTTGGCAGACATTAACTACAATGATCCATCACCCTATCGTACTCCTCCCGAAATTTCATCCTTGCTGGGGCGCATCAAGATGTGTGAATCAGTAAAGACATGGGATTGTGAATCATTAGATAATCCCGAATTCGGTAAGTACTGCGGTATCTGTACTGGACCAGGTCAGGATCACTTAGGCAATGCAACAGACAAGAGCGGTATGTATCTAGACCCAGAACGTAAACAGATGGTATTTGACGAGGCTGCTGCTAAGGGTGTAAAGCCAGTTTGGTTGCCTACAACTGGTATCTGCAAAGGTGAGTTTATCTTACAACGCCCTTATTGCGACGTCCAGCGCGACAGATGGCACTGCTCTACAATGAGAAGTTTCGAGGACGTAAACGGTAAGACAAAGTGCGCTATGTGTGTCCAAGGTGCTCCTAATACATACGTTTACATGGGCGCTCGCGCTGGAAAGGAGGAAGGTTATAAACTAAGAGCGAACCCCCAGAAATTCCCAGTCCGCTTGCGCTTTGCCGTTTCACAAAAGACCGACTGCTATATTCGTCTAGCCAGAGCTTCTGATATGAAAGAATACGCCGGTGGGTTTGTTCCAAATACAAATGTGTACATCGTCGATATTCCAGAGGCTATGGAAAACGAGCAATACACACTACTGATCCGCTACCCTGAGTATGCGAACTACGGATACAGTGAGGAGGAGATGAAGCGATTCTGGGCTCAAGTCAAGCCTCCAGTTGCGCCACTAGTCCGCGCGATGTATGGTCCTAATATCAATGACCCTACAACGGATGATGATCGCGCCGTTGATGTTACAAACTACATTAAGTCAAAGTTTCCCAAGATGGGCACTTGCGCAAAGGTGGACGTGAATATCTCAAATGACGGTTTGGGTGGAGATCCCGCCCCAGGTATCCACAAACAATTGCGTTTATCATACAGCGAAAATGGTACAGACTTTGCCTATGCTTATGGACATGAATTTGGACAATCAAGACCTGTAATGACAGCCGGTGCATTCAATGCGTTATGCCCTCCTGCTGCCAATCCCCTTGATGCTGAAAAATCCATTTGCGAAACAGACTCTAATGGTCAACCAAATGGGCGTATTTTTACAAGAGGCGCAAATGGCAACTACTATGGTACCACACAAAAGAACGGACCCTGGTGTATCCAGGATGCCCCAAAGATGAGCCGCGGCATAGTTGGCTTGTGGGAGTCACGCGGCAATGCCCCTCGTACAGTTCCACTCAATCCCTCTATTGAGCGCATTAATGGATTTAATGTGGGCGAAGACGGTCCTCCATTGTACGGTACAGCCATGAGCAGCAAAGAGTTCAAAAAGAGCGTGCCTCCTTCTGCCCGCCCTGGCATTCCAGACTACCTTTTCTGGACATGGGCTCGCAAAGGCAAGATGGCGATGTGTGAGTTTTTATTGAATGTTCCTGCTACACTCAGAGACCCAAGCATTATTGATGACATGCAATTATGCCCAATTGGACCACTTGTCTCAACACCCGCCGGCTCAGCCCGTATGCAAGCCGGTCCTTGCGAGAAGTTGATTAACGGTCAACCCCAAGGACCTGGAACATACACAGACGCATGTATTATGGAAACATTCTTGTCTGCCGGCTGTGCTAAGAAGGGTACAATATATCCCAATACACCTGATAAGATCAAGGCATTGTCAACTGATGCTGATACAAACCAGCCTTTGAATATTGACGGTATTTTAGAAAAAGCCAATGAAATCTATACAATCGCCACCACAAGCATGACTTCTGACGGCTTGAAGGTAGAACAGGATACGTATGCCGCCAAGAATATGGAGTGTTTTGGTCAACTAATTACAAATCCTTGCGACACGGCATTCAAGGCGGCGGGTCCTCACCCAATTGCCTGCTTGGACTTCTTGTTCAGAAATGCAGGCAAGGACAACCCAGTGATTGGTCAAACATACCCTGGCATGTATAATCGCAGTTCAGGCACAGATCGTAACAGCAAGGTCCCTGTTATGTATTGCCAGCGCGGTGGTTCTATGTCTCCAGTTACAGCCGATGGTAAACAAAATGACGAGGCGATTGCCGCTGCGAATTCATATGGTAGTGTTGCGAATGTTCGTGAGTTCTACAGACAGATCCACTACGATGCCAACTTCAATACCAATGTTACAGAGCAGAAAGTTGCGCTTGACCAGTGCTATGGTGTTGGTGTGAAAGGGAAGGCACCAGTATGTAAGGGTACAAAGGCACGCTATGTAATGGTTCGCCCAACTTTGGACTTCGGCGATAACTGGATTCAGATTGCGCAACTCCAGGTCTTCGATGTGTTTGATACAAATGTAGCCTTCAAAAAGAAGTGTAAATCAAGTTCATTGTGGGGTGGTTCAAGCAATGAGGCACCCGTTGACGGCAAGAGTGGTCCTAGACCTTTCCCTCAAATCTACCACGCCGGCTCAAATGACGCAAACAACACATGGTGGATGGTCGACCTTGGTACGACATTTGAAATTGCCTACATTGTCTATTATAATCGTGCTGACTGCTGCCAGTTCCGTTCAAGAGGTATGCGCATTCAGATGTTGGACGAAAACAGAGCCGTCATCAAGGAACGTAAGTTGAACGGCGGCGATACTGAGACAGTGATGTTTTCTAACATGAAGCCAACTGGTCTGTTGAAGGTTGGGTCAACTATCATGTTTGTTCCTGGCAAATACCCTGGTTCAGCGATCCAATTACAGCCCGGCAATGAGGTCTTAGTTTTACCAACAAAGGCAAATACTCGCGAATCAGCATGGCTTGTTGTCCCTGCAAATAATGGTCTCTCAGGGTTCAGTTTCAAGCACAAGTTTAGCGAAGTATTTTTACGTATGCAAGGCTTTAAAGTGCGTGCTTCAAATGACGATGGTACAGCAACCTTCAAGAATGAATCAACATTCAAGGTGGCAGACTCGGTTTCTGGTCTTCCCGGTCAAGTCTCATACGAAAGCCAAGCAACACCTAATAGTTACATGTCAGTCCTTGAAACTATGGGTGTATTTGTTCAGCCTGCGACAAATCCTAAGGACCAGAAAATGGCATCTTTCTACATTAAGATGTCAAGTGCCTAAATATGCTATAAATATAGCATAAAAATAAAAAATAATGAATATTTCATATACTAATGTTGTAAAATACGATTTTTCAACACAAGCAAAATGAAAATATATAACAGGAATGAAGCTTCTGACGAGCTTTTTAGAAAAGAATAAAGTCGCAGTTCTTGCCATTCTGCTAGGAATTGTAATAGTGGTATGTGTATATATCCTTTTTGGTAAGAAGTTAACAAAAGAGGGCTTTTACCCAGTTACACAAGCCCGCATTGATTTAGAAGATAACGCTCGTCACAGATACAATCTTTATGCTGACACCCAGGATCAATTAAACATGGAAGGCGTGATTCCTATGGGTGAAAAGGGCGACAAGATGTTGGATGCTGCAACAGGCACAAAGGTCTACGAGGCAAGTGGGCGCAACGTAGATACGGGACCAGGCATGGTTTTACGCAATGACGACAGTGCTAATATTAGCCCTCTTCCCGATAATGCCGAATTAAGAAGGCGCATCAAACTATGTCAGGATGTAAAATCGTGGGATTGTCGCGCATTTAACAATGCCGAATTCCAGCAGTATTGTGGTATTTGTGTTGAAGGTAAAGGAACAGATGCCCAAGGTAAACCATTTGATTTTGGGGGGTTATATATTGACCCCGACCTTAAAGGACAACTTGAGAATGATGCACGGGCACAGGGCAAACAGCCCGCATATATCCCTTCAGTCGGAAAGTGTCCATCAAATAAGTTTATATTAGGAAGACCTAACTGCGACTACCGTAAGGATAGATGGGAATGCGCAAACGCAAAGATATTAGACGACGAATATGCGAAAGAAAAGTGTCTATTGTGTTTGAACCCACCTACAGGTCAACCCACGTTTATCTATTCTGGCACACGCAACTCCGCCGATACTGAATGGTCATTAAACAAGAAGATATACAAATTCCCCTTGATTTTACGATTGGTTGTATCTGAAGATAGGGGTAAAATTAAGTTAACACGCACGTCTTCTGGTGCTGAAATAGTACCCAAACGTGTTCAAACATTACAATATGAATACTTGATTCCCGATGCGCTTGAGAATGAGTCATTCTCATTATATGTCGAATACGAATCATACATGCCTTATAATTTTACACCAAGCGAAGTTGCCCAAATAAACTCAATGATTACTGAAAACGCAGCATTGAATCCCCCACTTACATCATCAACCATCACGGTTGTGAGTGCTTCATATGGTAGAAACTGTAATCCTGCTCTTGCGGGTAATAGAACAGACCTTCTTGCTCAAAAGTGTAATAATGAGGAGTCATGCGCGTTCAAATATGATTACAGCCAAACGGGGGGCGACCCCGCAGGAGGCTGTGGTAAAACATTAGAGATCAAGTATACATGCGCCGGTTCCAGTAAAGTCTTAAGTTTTATGGCGCCTGCAGAAGCAGGATTCAACGCAAATGTAAAACTTGATTGCGGTGGACCACAGGCAGCAGCTGCATTAGCGGCAGCGGCGAAAATAGCATCTGATAAGTTTGCTGTTCTTGCGCAAAGCACAGTATGCCAACTAGATGAAACACATGTATGGACAAATGGTGCAAAGGACAACGTAACCCTAGCATATGGTTGCGGTGGATCACAGTGCTGCGTAGCAAAACCTATAACATCTGAAACACATTATGGTATAGTTGCTCAGTTTGAAAGCAGTATAAATCCAAGAAGACAGTTTGCGTTTGATACATCTATCCAGCGCATTAACGGTTTAGCAGTTGATGCTGAAGTGGGTCCTACACGTTATGGATCTAT